TCCGTTTACTTCATGCTGGTTGATTTTGAGTTTGTTCATTTCTATCCTTGAGATATTGTTCGTGTTGTATCCATTTGTTGTTGACTAAAAATCCCCATTCACGTTTGTGAGGGCCTGGCATGAATAGGGTCCAAGCAGTTACTCCGGGTTTAAGTTCGATACGATGATAGCTATTAGAACCACAAATACGGAAGTGACCAGGACCACGCCAATGCTTAGTTTCTCCAACCATCTTGCCATCTTCAAAATTAGGAGTGTATTCATAGTAACCGCCTTTGAGTATTAGTGTAGCATACGGCCACGGATGATCGTGAACATCGTCCGGATCACCTTTAAGAAATTTATGTAAAAATATGTTGAATGGAAAACGATTTCTTTCTTTCAAGAATAGATAGTACCGTTCGAGATACGGTTCGTTATTAACACGATCAAAAATGATGCGTTTTCGACCTAGACGTTCAAGCAGTTTCAAAAACATTATTAACTTCTTCCTTGAGATATCTTATCAATTCTTTATCCGTAGGCGATACACTATAATTGTTCTTATAAAAAATTTCATAGCTGTCGCTGCCGTATTTTCCAATGCCATATAACATTGTAGCATCATTTCCGTCCCAAGTCAAGTAGTCTTGACTCATTCTAAGTAAACGGGTATATCGGACATTTACCATTCCCAAGGGTTGGATTATGCTTTTGACAAAGTCTTCGTCTGCGTGTAGCAATGCCAATGCTGTGGGAAACCAATATAGGAATTCGGGCAATGTAGTTTTTACTGCTTTTCGACCTGTTTGGTTTAACATAATCACACCAACAAAATGCTGCCAAGCATCATCTACCTGTTGTTGCACCATTAGGTCATCACGCAACGGCTTAATCATTCTACACCTTCTCCGAACCAATCGTCTACTTGACGCTCTGCTTCATCTTGGGTCATTGCATGGACAAAAATTTTAGCAGATTCGCCAACAGTATGTTGAATATTAAATTTTACAACTCCTGCAGGAATAAGTTCCCAATCTCGTTCTACAACAAACTCTTGTAGATTTTTAGCACGATAGATTAAGTTGTCTGTGATATCTTTCGCAGTATTCATTGTTGACCTCGAATAATGTTCTTGTTCGCGACCTCGTCGTCACTGCGCAGCTGATCTTCCATGTACATCATCAATTGATGTTTATACATGTCTTCTGACAGACCGTGCCACCCAATACATTTTCCCGTTGGACTACGACCGCACCCGCATTTACCGATATCGCTATCATTTTCTTGAACTCTAACTTGCATAATTAATCCTTAAAATAAATTTCCATTACTTCTAGCTTGTCCATGTATTCGGAAATTTGATCTATTTCTTTTTCAATGGCACCCATAAGGTCTGTGTGATCATGGATAGCCATAGGATTGTTTAACATGATATCTACATTCATTTTATGTTTTAGAATGTGTGCTTCAAAGTGTTGTTTTAGAACACCGATCATTTGTTGTCTCATTTTATTATTCCTCTGGTTTAGGGTTATCTATACTCCAAGGCCAGGAAGTTCTTGGGTCTGGTCTGGGTTTTAGTTTAATATTTTCTTCAATAACTGTGCCGTCATCTTCGCACAGATCTATTTGATATGGTGCAATGATGTGTACCGCAGTATCTTCCTCCTGCCAATCGTGGTCTCCGTCGAACAACCATCCAGCATTACCTTCGTAGTAGGCCTGCCGAATCGCTTCTTGTTCTTCTTCACCAATGTCGTCGCTGAATTCGATTTCAATATTAATACTGTCATCAAACTCGCAACCCCAACCGCAATCTACTCGAGCATAGGCAACATCATCGCCTTCCCAAGGAAGATTGCAGTCTAGATCACCTTCTACAAATCCTTGTCCCCACCGATATGTTTCGTCGATATTGAACCAACTGATACTGCCATCGGCGTTCTCACGAAACATTTCTACATGATAGATAATGCTTTTCTTATGCAACGGTTTAATTACATATACTTGACTCATGATATTCCTTATCGTGGAGCAAAATCTTGTTGGAGTTTAATGTTATCAAAAAACTCTTTCTTTGTACCCATGTCGTCTTTAAACGCACCTTTGAGTACTGTGGTTTGTGTAAGACTACTATGTGCCATAATGCCGCGATTCTCACAGCACCCATGCACTGCCTGAACATAAACACCTACATCTTTGGCATCAGTTGCTTTCATAATTTCGCGGGCAATATCGTTGGCAAGTTCTTCTTGCAGGGTACCGCGGCGAGCGCACCACTGAGCAATACGAGTGTATTTAGAAAGTCCGATAAGTTTTTGTGCGGCAATAAGGCCAATATATGCTACACCGGATACAGGCTGATGATGATGACTGCACATACTACGAAGCTCACTGCGAACAACCAGCATGCCTTCATATCTGTCCTCACTATCATTTGGAAACGCTGTTGCGTCTGGTGCCGGGTCATATCGGCCACTCATGATTTCGTTAAAGTACATCTTGGCCAATCTACGTGCTGTGCCTTGACTATTAGGATCGTTCTCGCGATCAATTAGCAAACGATCTAGCACTTGTTCAAATGCTGGTGTTGCTTCGTCAATTAATTTTTCTATATCACCTTCGTATAGGTAATCGCTGATGTTATCACCTGCCCAGAAACGTTTGCCCTCACGTTTCATCTTAAAACGAATATGATCGCCTAGATATGCTTCTTGGTATCCGCCATCGCCTGCCATTGCGTCCAGGCCTGTTTCTTTTTTATCTGTCAATTCTAATTCTCCGAGTTAATGTCGTGGATGACATATATTATATTATTTTAACATCTCTAATAGTTTATTACAACTAAAAAAGTTTTCTTTTAGTATATCTACCTGTTTATTTAGGCTAGGCATACGAGTTCTGTAATTTTCCATATGTTCTATAATTGTTTTACAGATGTCTGGACGATACACAGTATAGGCGTCAAACGATTCAGTCCATTTGCTAGGATATTTAAACGTGTCTATAGCCATTTCACTGTAGCTAAGTCTATCTGGTACCATAGGAATTGCACCTACTATAGCACCTTCATACCAACTGATGCCTAGTGTTTCTTGTAGGTTAGCACTAAACACCATTTTAGCTTCACCTAGTAAATTATGGTATTCATTTTTTGTTAGTTGTTGATCTTGACAAACAACAAACTCATATTGAGGTAAGTGTTCTTTTAGATCGCGGAAGATTTCGACCTGCTTCTCAGGAGCAATACGATGCGGGAACAAGATAAGATCACGCTTGGGCATATTCTTGTACATGAGTAGAGTATCGGTCATATACTCCATGGGCCATCCTGTGCGAACAACCTTGTCGGTGAATAAAGTATCATCAAATACAGTCTTGTACATACTTACTTTACGATCCGGATCAGGTTGAATCAAATTCTCGTAAAACATATGAATGTGAAAGTCTGTGGCAAAGTAGTTGTGATCAAAAGCGTGGTAGAAACTCTTCTCTGCATGACGTACCCAGGGCTTATCTCCAACAAGACGTCCTAAGAAGTCCTGTGGATCATAACTGCCAGCATGCCATAAGCCATGTGTAGTTACAGGAATACCCAACAACTCACTCATGTACTTTAAGTTTATGATACCAGGATGCCAAGCATCAGTAAAGATAAAGTGATCGCCGGGATGAACGGCTCCGTTACAAAATAACCGGCCCATCTGCTCAACTTGACTAGACTTGTATATATTGGTGCCACCAAAATTAAGAAAAGCACCAGGAGTAGTGGCTGAAGGAATATCTTCAGGCCCAGATATAATTTGAACATTGTGTCCTGCCTTTTTAAGTAACGCAGGCACATGAGTTTTCCACTGACCTGTGTAACGTGTCTCAACTGCTTCTAGATCAATAAGGAAAACTCGTGCCATTTTTTAACCTCTCTTTTGAAAGTTTGGTCTGTTGCCTTGATATGGACGTCTTGGCCGCTTACTGGCAAGATACGATCCATAGTTTTGAGAATCTCTACGATAGAGATCTGCAGGGTTAAAATCGCAGAGTTGAAATCTGCACCAATCGTGGTAGGCCTCAAGGTCTTCCCACACTTTCACAACGTCAGGACGATTTTCAAAGTACCTGTAGTCCTTGTAGTTTTTCATCGATGTTCCTTTTAGTATTTGATGAATGAACCATTTTCTCCGTCTTCGGAGACCTCAATCCAAATCTCGCGACCTGGATACTTATTGGAGATAGCGTCAAACAAATCGCCTGACATCATCTCGCAACTCTTGTAGTCTAGTTGGAGTGTACCTTCTGCATACAGTTTTTCCAACCAGCGTTTAAACTGAATGAACTCGATATCGCGATCATCGTGTGTAACACCAATCCAAACTTTAAAATGGAAGATGTGTCGATGTGGATATCCTAGAAAACTTACATCATACTCATCACCTGTAGCAAGGTTAGCATCTGTAAGTGCGGCTGGATATTTGTGAATACCTTCTTTGCGGAAGGTAACCCAAATCATTTTGTTAGGTCTTTGGTCTTGTCTAATAATCATTTTACGTTCTTTGCAGTTATTGGGCCTTTGCCTTGAAGTCCAAAGTTTTCTTTAATTGCAGTTCCGCAGAGTGTGCGTTGATATGATGCACCTTCTGCAGGACCTTCTGTGGTAAATCTAAGTTCAAAACATATTTTAGCACATTCTTCAATGAGAAGTCTAGCGAATCTTTCCTGATCAACAACAGGAACGCCCATAATGTCGTCTGTTGACTTATTTAGAATTTCTTGAATCTGTGGATTCATCTTAGACTCTCCATAGTGATGATCTTGGATAATTCTTCTCCAAGGTCTTTGTCGTCTGTGACTATATGTAGACTGTGACGGTGGTCGTCTCTTTGACGATCATATTTGGTAGTTTCGATAATAGTTCCGCCACCGGCACTATAGACATTTAATCTGAATGACTGTGTTTGAATATTCGGGCCTTCTTCGTCAATGCTGATAGCATTACCGTACTCGGCTTCGTCGTTGTCGTTCATTAGCCAGTTGCGAATTCTTTGTTTAAATGTTAGTTTCATAGGTCTTTCTTCTACGTATTGTCTTGCACGTTTAACTGTATTAGCACCAGTAATCCTTGGAATCCTTCTTGGAACCTTTGCAGTTGATGCTACGGCGTATCCACCACTCATTTGATAATCTCATCTTTGCCATATTGATCCCAATTAGTGAAGCGATCTCTTCCTAATAGGTCCTGCAGGTTATGGCACCACACCCCAGGATTAGTTGCGTTAAAATCTTTGTCATCTATCTTTAATGTAGCATTATAGCCCAGTTGATTTAGATAAGGCAATTTTACACTGATCTGCGGAATAAATCTACGCTTTTCTGTAAGACCGCTTTCAAGCAGTCCTTCTGTTTCTTTAACATCAAAGTCTAAGGTACACCAAAATCCATCTTCAGCATCGAGACATACATAAATCATATTCTCCCAAGGACGCCACGTTGCTGAATCATTGACGCCTAGCGTTTTGAAACTTTGATTAGCTCCGAAGTAGATATGTTCGCATTTATGATTTCTCGCCAGTTCCATGATTACATACGGATCATGTTCGCCGACAACAAACAGAGTTTTCATTCCGTATGCAGGTGTATGTTCGATTTCTATTCCAGTGAAGAAAGTGATAGCATCAGTAACACCTGACTCGTAATTTCTTTTCATCGTTTAAACCAGTTTTTGATTGAGTTGAGTAGATTGAGATATCTAAAATGATAGTCAGTTAGGAACGGAGTTCTATGAGGACACCGACCTTGTTGCCAATCGCAGTTGGTTGCAACCTCTTGACCGCATGTATTACATTTCATAGTTCCAGCCCGTTTCTTTTTGCTTCTTGTTCTGCCTGTGCTTCTTGCATCACTGCTTCGTGTTTATGTTTAAGTATAACAATATCGTCCTTTAAACGCAACCTCTGTTTCTTCAATTCTTCTATTTTTAGATCATCAAAGATACCAGTTTTCTCCATAGTATCTATTTGTTTGTCCAAAGCACGATGCGCTTCTTCTAGATGCTTTATTCTATTTTGATACATGTCAACTCCTTATTCGGCTACAAGACTATTTAGGTCGTCATCATCTGGATTTGCAAAATCAATCTCTCCAGCTTTTTTACCATCATCAAACTCAAACAAACTGCCAAAAGTATTTGCGGCGGGCCCACCTTGTAGTCGAGCACCTTCTAATGATTTCAAGAATAGTCCAGCAGTCTCAATCATGTCAAATGCTTCTGCTTTAGTTTTAGTATTGAATAGTTCTTCAACGAATGTGCCAAAGTAAAGAATTTTGTTTGGAACCCAATCGCTGAATTCAATTTCTTTCTTACCTTCGATGCTCTTCATACGCCAGTCTGGTTTAAATCTAGCACATTCAATGTCCATTAACTGTTGAGCACGTTGTACAGCTTTAATATGACATTCGACATTATGACCCATCATTAATGCATAACTGAAACTATCCCAACTGGTCTTATTTGGAATCTTGCCTAACTTGTTTAGTTTGGGCACAGTATGATAGTGTTCTGGATTTAGATGATCGAATTTCTTACCCGCTAATTCTTCATCAGTCTTACGAACACCGTAATCGTAATAGGCAATATCACCCATGGTCAATCGACTTGCAAACTCACTTTCAAAAGGAAACGGAATGTCGTGACGCCCAGCAAGTGCTTTATTATCCGGAGCCTTGTCCATGATCACTGACCAACGCTTGTTAGTATGTTGTGCATTTGTATACACAAGTCCGTGAGCAGTGGCAATGAACGGACTTGCACAGTCAAAACTGATAGTAAGTTCTGGATTGATATGTTTACGTATTTGTCTTTGAATCTGTGTTAGATAGCATGACCAGTCTAGCTGTGCAGTACCCAAGAAGTGAATCCAGTTCTTGCCGTCTAGCATACCTTCGTCACGCATAGTCATTAGACGTTTGAGGGTGATATCCATCTTGCACATATTAGCACCACCAAATGCCCAACCTTCAGCTTCACGTCCTGCATACTTGCCTTTGGGGTCGCTAAACTCTTTAACGCCAGCATACCATTTCTCAGCAGTATCCCAGTCTCCGCCTTGCAGAACATTAAGCCATTTGGTTTGACCTAACCGATTCATTAAGAAGTAATCGTTATTGTAGCGAGTCTTTTCTAGACAGTCTTCGAATGTTTTCAATCCAGTCTTTGGACTGTGAATATGATCACATGCCCATGTTGGAACGTCCAACATCATGGACCAGTCAGCTGTAAGTTCCAACCACTCAAGAATCTTTTGACGAGTCTTAGTAGCTTCTGGACCTTCAAAGTTCAACCAGTCAAACTTAAGAACACCTTTACCAATCTGGTATCCACCAGAGTCACCTAAGATCATTGTATTAGGTCGATCACGGTCTTGTATCATTGATTCTTGAGTCATTGACTTTTCAAGATCTAACTGTGCGTGACCTGCTGAATACAGAGCATACTTGTAGGTAAAGTATCCTTGATCAGCATTTAAGAAGTTCATGCCTTCAATGCCACGATCAAATCCCGCAGGAATTCGATCTTTAGAAACAAATTCTTCTAGTCGTTGTTTTGCAACATAAGTTGAATAGAAAGAACTGATAGCTGGCAAATACACAGCATAGTCTTTCTGTAAAGGTGTTAGGTCAATTGGTTGTTTCATATTCTCTCGATAAAATTGCTGTAAGTTCTAATCTTGTTTTTGCCTGTTCTAGTTGTTCTAATGCGATACGAACTGCTTCATTAGATGAAGCAAGTTTGTACCAATCATTTTCTTCTTGGCGCTTTTTACGAGCCCATTGTATAATGTCTAGCACATCTTGATCTAGGCTTACGGTAGCGTAACTGCTAGATATTGTTTGCCAATTTGATCCGTTAAACACTTCTAGTTCGGTGTTGTGGATACGCATCATCCCAGTCATTGGGTTGCTTGAGTTTGGACCGACATATGGTAGGGCGGTATTTCCGCCACCAACCGTAATGCCTGTTACGCCTTGTAAACCTTTGATCATATTTAGGCAGCTTGTGCTGGGATGATATATTTGTAAGTAGCAAGTCCGCTATCTAGAGTGATCTGAATAGCACCTTCATTGCTCAACGACATCTTAGTGGTGTTGGTATCTGCAATCTTAAGTATGCTCAAGATTGGCAACACAGGCCAAGTCCAACCGCGATCTAGTTTGCCTGCAACATTCTGTGCAAACACAAACTCACCGCCGTGTGTCGATGCATCACCGAATGTAAATTTAAGATTGCCGCCTTCTGTCTTGGCAAGAAATGTTGGATGCTCTGAGTTAGCACCTGCTTGGAAGTTAAATCGGAGCACAGAAGTCACTGATGGCTCAATTTCAACATCCCACTTAACACCACGAAACTTCACAGTCTTCATCTTTTCATTGATGATTTCTTGATTCATAAAGCGATAGTCGTTTTTAAAGTCGCCGTCTTTGTTTTCAAAGTGTAGACCCACTGGCATAGTTTCACCGTTGCGTTCTGCTGTGGTAATACTGATCTTTGCCCCTTCTTTGTACTCTGCACCTTCCAAGAGATATTTCAACTTGTTCAGTTGCGGCATACCAAACACACCGATCATATCTGGGTATGGATTAGCAGTTTCTGCCTCCATGATAACTGAACGGTCATCGGCCATTGAGTTAACAGTTGTGCCTTTATCTGTGCCTGTTACCTTGACTGTGGTCAAGAAGCCTAGATTCTGCGTATGGCTAACGATGTCTTGTAAAATATCTTTCATTGAGAATTCTCCTGTATATTAAGATTATATTTAGATCTTGAGTAAAAAGCAACCGCTAAATTACTCAAAATCAAACAATTTGTTAAATGTATTATCCGACCTTGTTGAACTGATGTCCCATTCCAATACACCAATAAGGTTTCCTAACTTTTCATCGATCACAGTGGTTTCCATTTCGGCATCGTTGAAAGGCAGATCCTTGAACCACTGCGGTAATCTCAGTTCGTCCACAGGATAGGCCACAGAAGTATACCCCATAGGATTGTCTTTGATCTTGCACACAATCACTTTCATGCCATCTACTACCTGCATTGAGTACTTGTCGTCCATCATTCGCTTCAAAGTGTTCCAATTTAATGAAGCTCTGACATGTCCGGGCATGTTAGTCTTGCCTGCCTTCTTTTCTTTGGCAGCGTATTCTGTAATATTGTTAGCACGTTTGGGACTACCTTTCTCCCAACCCGGTCGAGTTTTAAACTCTGTGCGGAAATCGGTGATATATTGTAGGATCTCTTCTTTGGTCACGCCAGTTAGTGTCTTAGTCAACACTTCACTCAAGAAGTCTTGTATAACAACCGGGGTATCTGAACGCTTGAGATCAAGCCCCATCGCTTTAATTTTTCCTGGTTTGCCTTCTGTGTCTGCTCGTTTACCTTCTTTGTCGTAGTAGAGCACTGCGTATCGCTTTTTGGTAATGAACAGTCCTTTGCTTGCAACAATTTCGCGACCTGCTTTGATGACCTCGGCTCTAGCTCGGGGGACGTGGAATGCATCTTGCATGAATTTGACAAATGTGCCATTGACTGTATCTCCTATGGTATCATAAAGTTCAACAACTGATTCTCTGTTCCAAGGAATCAGGCCTTTCTCAATGTCTTTTTTCAGTGTAGCATACGCTGAAAAATAACAAGAGTCTGTGTCACCGTATATGACCGCTTTGCCTACGTGGTCATACTCTCCGGTGATAATTTCGTTAACTTTTGATGCCATGTGTTTGGCAATTTGTCGACCAGTTAGTGTAGTTGACTGACCAATTCTGTTATCAAAGAATCTACAGCCCGGATTTAAAATCGCACCATATAGACTGTTTAACAGAATCTTCTTGACCAACTGTCGCTTGTCCCAGTATTCTTCTTCAATCTTGTTGCCAGCTTGGATACATTCTCTCAGCTTAGCCTGCATTTCCTTACGTTCTTTGTACCAACGAGCCAGCAGTCCTGAAATCACGCCTTCGGTTTCATATGTGAATATAGTACCATTAGCTGATATCATCCAAGGTTGGTTGCTGTCAAATATAAGATCGTAGGCCTGAGCCGCACTCAGCGTATCCGACCCGCCACCTTCCCAATCGATATTGATTTCACGTCCCACTTCTTTGTTCATCACAGCAGAATATTCAAGACTACCGAATATACCTTCCCAGGCAGACGCAAATGATTTTCCTTTAGACATTTCAGCTGCAATATAGTCCTTGGTTCCATCCTGTCGCAACTGACCGACGATGGTTTCAGGGCCCATATTCAACGCTCGAATAGCACTAGGATAGAGACTATTAATGTCAAGAGAGCCAATCCACTCATGTATACCTTTCTTTGGATATGCAACGTAAGCACCAGCAGCTTGTGTGTCTCCGTGCTCTTCCATCTTTTTGCGATTAGGAACTATCATACCTCTGCGGTGAGCTTCGTTAATAATAGCTTGTTCAGTTACTGCCACTGCTCCCATAGTGGTTGCCACTAACACTGTGTTTTCGTGTGCAATGGTATTAGCTAAGTCGATAAATTTTAATTTTCTATCAAGTTTTTCAAGAAGCATGCAGTCATTGATGTTGTATTCGATGAATGTTTTAAAATCATTGTTGTACAATTGATCCAACGTGCCTTCATACTGTGTTTTGCGCTCGCCTAATTCATATTCAGCAATAGCATCTAATCGATAAGTGTGACGTTCTTCGTATGTGTACTTGCGATATAATTCTAGACTATCGATATGAACACGACCAATGAAGTCATAGGTGGTAGCAGTTTTACCAAACTTTTCGTATTCACGTTTCTTAGGTAAACAGTTCCATAGACAAAATCGTTTGGTATCTTCTTTGCTGAGAACTTTAGTAACTCGATTAACAGTATATGGAATATCAAAGCCCTCTGAATTCCAACCACTTAATACATCCGACTCTTGTATTAGATCCAAGAAAGTATTCAACATGTCTGCTTCGTTGTCAAACAGCATAGTGTTAGGAAATTCTGCGACTGCTTTAGTTGCTTCTTCCATGCTCAGTGTCTTGGGAGGAATCGCCAAACACACCATGGTCTGCATCCATTGTAGGTAAACAGCAATTGCAGTGATGGGCATAAATGGATCATCAGGTGATGCATATCCACGTTCCGGATCAAAGTCTACCTCGATGTCGAAAAATGCTACATTCAGTTTAGGAGCATCTTGATTAAGATAGTGATCTTCTAGACATCGATAGATAGGATTAATATCTGACTCGTAGAGCCGTTTGTTTGAATGTATGGCAAGTTCTTTGCGATGCTCTTTGACATTCTTAGAACTAACTCTACTTAAGGGTTCGCCCTTGATGGATTGGAACTTGCCTTTGGGGTCGTTGTAATAGAATATATGTCTGGCAGGATAATCTTTGAAATGCCTCTGCCCTTTGTCGTCACGCTCAACGACACGTATAATGTCATTGTCGCGATCGTAGTATGCGTCCACGAAACTCATTTGTTCTCCTATGCAATTTACGGCTTGCAAATACCAATGTGCGGTTTATGGCCACGCCTGCCATCTATATTATAACTTACTTATCATGTTTATCAGGCCAACTGTATCTATAGTGGTCAACAGGATGTAGTTAGCCAACATCCCAAATGATTTCCTAGTATAAGCAGCCCAACCATACAAAGCACAACCGAGAATCCAGATAGGATATAAAATAAGTAAAGGTGGAGTGGGAACTGTAAGAGCCATGACCAGGCTACACCCAATACTGATAGCCCAAGCAAGCAGCTCAATAATAAAACGGAACTTGTTACTGCGCCAATCATCTCGAATCCAATCAAAAGTTGGTTTTAATAATTCATTCATTCAGGCAGTTTTTTTGTTACACCGAGGATCATTTCGATCTCGTTCCACTCTGCTTCGTGATCTTTCCAATTGTCTTTGTGTGCAATGCGGATTGCCTTGTTGATCCAACTAGGTTTGATCTGTAATTCTTCTGCGACAGCATTTACAGTTTCTTTGAGACCTTCTTGTAGATCTTCAACTTCTCGCAGAACATTTGATCCTTCGTTAATCAATCTTTCTAATTTGGCTTTTTCTTCTGGCCCGTACATTTTTGTCATTTGTTCTCTCCTATACGACTATTATATAGCCATAAAAAAAGCCAGTCAACCTATGACTGGCCTTTTAACACTTTTTGGTTAAATTACTTTTGTGCTTCGCTTAGTACATCGTACATTTCAAATACGCCACCGTTGCGCTCATAAACTAACCCTGCATATAAATCGGCTTTCATGCCTTCGCCTAGTTTGTTTTGAGCTACACGTTCAGCCCATGTAAACAATGCTTTGTCTACAGGATCGATCTGTTGTTGGCCACCGCTTTCTTGTACCAACTGTACCATCTGTTTGAAAGATAATTTTGTTTCTACACTTTCTTTTACAGGACGCTTTTTGCCTTTAGGCATCATTGCGCTTTCTGTTTTCTTACCAAAGTACTTGGCCTGCTTGTCGCTCATGCCTTTCTTGCCAGCTGGCTTGTCATCGCCTTTGTCAGCAGCAGCTTTTTTCATTGGCTCTTTCTTGTCGCCGTCTTTATCAACGTCCAAGAAGTCTGGCTTAGATCCTTCTGCCATCTTTTCTTTCTTAGCCATTTTCTTTTTCTTATCAGCAGCTTCTTCTTTCTTGGCTTCGACCATTTTCATGAACTTGCTTTTAAACTGAGGTTCTACAC